GACGCCCACCGAGTTTAATTACTGGTGGACCTATCTCGCAATGAAGGCCAAGAGGCAAGAGAAAGATGGCAAACACAGAGCCGCTCGTAATAGAAATCCGCGCAGAAGATGAAACGAAGCAAGCCTTCGACTCTGCCGCGCGGAATCAAAAGAAGCTCGAAAAGTCTGTCAAAGATACTCTCAAGCGGATGGAGGATTACAAGAATACCATCGGAATGACGGCTGATGAGCTTCAGATCTATCGCCTCCGACAATCAAAAGCTACAGAAGCACAAATAAAAGAAGCTAAAGAGTTACAAAATCTTATCGCTCTTGAAAAGAAGAAGATTGCGTCTAGCAAAGGATTGAATGGTTCTTTGCGCCTAGTTCGTGGTGGTTTTGGTCAGCTGGGCCATCAGGTGCAGGACGTTGCGGTACAGTTGCAAGGCGGCACTGACGCTATGATCGTCTTGGGTCAGCAGGGTGGTCAGATTGCTTCTCTCATGGGATCTGGTGGTGCAGTAGTTGGTGCATTCCTTGCTGTAGGTGCGGCGGCATTTACCGCGTTCAGAAATGTAGAGACCGCAGAAAATAAGTTTGATGAATTACGTAGCACACTTGAGGATTTGGTGCCTACAAGTGATGCGGCGGCACGATCAATTAGCGCCGCCTTGGAAGGCTTGCGTCAAGCAGAATTAGGTAAAGCGCGAGGTGATTTAGATAACCTCGTCGACTCAATGGAAGATCAAGTAGCAACTGCTGAAAAGAGTCTAAAAATATCTAGGCAGGAAATACAGCTTCAGAGGGGGCAAAACCCCATGCAAGCTCAAATTCTTCATGCCGCCGCTGTAGCAAAAGCAACTAGAGCGTTTGAAGAGCAGACAGAAGCAGTAGAAGCCAATTTAGCCCAATTCAATTCATTAGTTGCTGAGATAGAGAATCTTGGTGGCTCTGTAGAGGATGCTACTCGACCAGAGTTAGTTAATCGCATCATTGCGTTACAAGAGGCTTTGCGTGGTGATGGTGAGGCGAAAGGCCCATTAGCTTTTGAGCCAGAGGAAATCGCAGAGGGGAAGCGGGGAATAGAAGAGATTGCGCGAGAGTTGATGAATAAGCGCGAACAAATTCAAGCTGACTATAATGATTTGCGAGAGTCACTCGTAAAAAACTTTACGATGGCAGGTCAAATGGGGAGTGCACGCTTCCTTGAAATGTATCGTCAAATTAATCAAGCGCAGACTGATGCTATTGCAGAACTGGATGCAAATGACGCTGAAAGAGAGCAACGAGAAAAAGATAGAGCGGCGGCTAAAGCGGCAAGAGACGCTAAGGTGGCGCAAGCTAAGGTAGATGCTGAGAAGCGCGCTATCTCTACTCTTGAGGCGCTACAAAGAAGCGATGTCACAGACGTAGATAAGATTAACAAGCGCTATGACGCTGAGCTAGACAGAGCTAGAAAGGCGGCTGATGGTAGAGCAGAGCTGGCTCAGATGCTTGCAGATACTGAGGTCGCAATCGAGACCAAGCGATTTGAGGCTATCAAACAGCTCAGATTCAAAGAAGTTAGGGATCATGTCGCTAACTATCAGCGGCTACGTAGTGAGGCTATCGATAGCTTTGCTACCGAGACTGAGTCGTTTATTAATAATCTTGTTCGACGTCAGGCGGCGCTAGAAGCGGCGAGAGCGGCAGATGCCATTAGTCAGGAAGAGTTGACTAGATACTCAATGATGCTCGAAGAGCAGAAAGCTGAGCACATGCTTGATCAGCAACTCAAGATTATCGGCGGACTGCAAAACGTAGAAAACGCGATCACAAACGCATCCCATGCATTTATCACTGGCGCGGCTAACGGCACAGAAGCAATGCGTATGCTGGGTCGCGCGATCATGGACGAGCTTATCAAGAGCATCGTTCAGATGGGCATTGAGAAGGCCAAGCAAGCGATTATCTCTAAGAATATAGAAGCAGGAAGTCTATCCGCATCCGTAGCGGCTAATGCGGCGGCTATGACAGCTATTGCGGCGGCGTCAGCTCCTGCGGCGGCACTTGTGTCATTAGCGACAGCAGGTGGTAACGCAGTGGGTGCTCAGGCGGCACTTACTACGACGATGGCTGTAGCTAAGGCGGCGGCGATACCTACATTTGAAGGTGGTGGCTTCACTGGCTCTGGCGCAAGATCTGGTGGCATGGATGGTAAAGGCGGATTCTTGGCAATGCTTCACCCTAACGAGACTGTTATTGACAACACTAGGGGCGGCGGTCAGGACATCACGATCATCAACAACATCGATGCATCAGGTGACGGTGATGTAGATCAGCGTATCGCTATGGCGGTTTCTGAGTCCTCTCGTCAGACTGTAGAGCAAGTACATAACATGATGCGTAGAGGTAGAATGTAATGGCTACGTATAACTTCCCATCTATTACTCCTACGAGTCAGACATTTGAGCTTGTGACTAATACGAGCCAATTCCAGAGTCCAGTAAGCGGGGCGGTACAGACGCTCCAGCGTAAAGGATCGTACTGGAGGACGCGCATGACGTTTCGGAACTTGTCTGGGAGTGACAGAGCAGAGATGCAAGCGTTCATCGCTAAGTTAGATGGTCAAACACATCGGATGCGCCTTGAGGATTATGGTCGCGTACGTAATGGCGCGGCGACGTCACCGCAGTCAGTCTTAGTAGATGGTGCAGGTCAGACTGGTTATCAGATAGATCTGGACGGTGCTACTGCTAACGTGACTGACTTCTTTAAGGCTGGTGACTACATATCGTTTAACAACGAGCTTCACATGGTCACAGCCGATGCGAGTTCGGACGGCACAGGCTCTTTGACTGTAGACATAGCGCCTAATATCCGCAAGGCGACAGAAAACAACGATGCTGTTCAGATCTTTAACCCGTTTGGTGTGTTCATGATGATCAACAATCCTCGCTGGAACACCGAGTCCAAGTACATAAGCTCGATTACGATTGAGGCTATAGAGGACGTTCTAGCGTGAGCAGAGGATTATCTACAGCCATAGTCAACGCGCTCAAGGATGATGTCGTACGGCCTGTCACGTTCGCCAAGTTAGATTTCTCTAGCTCAACTCTTTACGTGCATGACAGCATCGGCACCTTCACATGGGGCGGAAATGATTGGCTTGGTGTCGGTGATTTCGGCTCTGTCTCTTCTATCGAGGAAGGAACAGACATATCACCATATAGCATCACGTTGACCTTATCAGGCTTAGATTCGACGATCGCTGATATAGGAACAGCGGGAACAGAAGATTACTTCATGAGAGATGTCGATATCTATATAGGCTTGCTCGATGAGGATGAGGCGCTAATCGAAGATCCTAACCTGATATGGTCTGGGTTTATGGATGTCATGACGCTTGTCACTGGCACCCAGAGCAACAATTCTATCAGCCTTACGTGTGAATCCGAGCTGGCTAAAATCGATCGGTCAGCTAATCTCAAGTACACGCATGTGCAACAACAGCGCGTCGACTCTAACGACCTGTTCTTCGAGTATCTGCACGAAATCGATGGCGTGAAGATTTTGTGGAAAGACACGAATAGCGGAAACCTTGGAGTCGGTTCGCGGAACAATGGACCTCCAAGAGATGATAGAGATGATGAAAGAGGACAAGGTCCGCGTCGCTGACATACTGTCAGCACTAAATCGCTGGGAGAAAGGGGAGTTCCAATACGGCGACAAAGACTGTGTCGCGTTCACTGTATTTATGATCAGAGAGTTGCATGGCATCGATTACAGCCATGAGCTGATCTACGCAACCAAAGAACAAGCCGACGAGATCATAAGAGCATCAGGCGGGTTCGAGAACCTGATAGATAGTGTGCTCGGCGAGCCTAGTGAAGCGGCTCTGCAAGGTCATCCCGTCATGTTTAATTATCCTCGCAGTGGTCTAACGATGGGGGTAAAATTGAACGATTCTATTGTGTGTGTGACAAAGAAGGGCTTAACGCGAGTGCCTGAGCGTCACATCGTCAGGAGTTGGATATGCCACAGACCCTAGCCGCTATCGGTATGTTTGTAGTCAAGACTATTGGTGTCGTAGGCACTTATGGCCCGACTGCACTTGCCGTAATTGGTGCCGCAACAGTCGTTGCAGGAGCCGTAGTAGCTAAAAAGCTCATAGATAATATTTATGGTGTACCTAACCTAGATAGTGATAGCTCGCGTCAGGCGACCGTACGAGGCACTGTAGAGCCGCAAAAGCTCATCTATGGCGAGGCACTGGTATCTGGTCCAATATCGTTTGTAGGCGTTGCAGGGGACGAGAACAGGGACTTGTATCACGCTATCGTCCTTGCGGGTCATCAATCGACTGCGATCACTGACATTCACTTCGATGACAAGGTCATAACCAACGCTCAGATTGCGGCTAATGGTCAGGTTACAGCGGGTACGTTTGGCCCGCAAAGTAGTGTGACTATCTGTACCATTAGAAAGCTCTTAGGCACTCAGACAACGGCTGATAGCGTTCTTAATGCGGCTTTTGGCACTATCAATACGAATGAGCACATCGGCACGAATCTTACTTATATCGTCACCAAGTTCACGCTAACGGATGACAGCCAAGAGATATGGGATAAGTACCTACCTCAAAACATCAAGGCTTTGGTTAAAGGTAAGAAGATCTATGATCCACGGCAGGATAGCACTAGCACGTACTACGATGCGTCTGTTGGTGTAGCAACACAGCGAGCAAGCGACTCTACAACATGGGAATGGTCAGAGAACCCAGTCTGGTGTCTGGTTGACTATCTCACGGATGATTATTTTGGGATGAACATAGACTTGAGTCGCATCGACCTTGCTAAGGCAGTAGATGCGGCAGACATCTGTGACACCTTGGTTGACATACCTAACAGCCAACAAGAAAAGCGCTTCACGTGTAACGGTGTCGTTTTTGGCACGGCAACTCACAAAGCAAACATCAATAAGTTGCTGTCGTCTATGAACGGTATGCTGACTTACACGAATGGCAAGTTCGTCATACGAGCAGGTGCATTCGAGGCGGTCGCGTCAGGCATGACTCTGAACGATGACCATCTTACTGGCCCTGCAAAGCTCAAGACGTCATTCGAGCGTAACGAGCGATTCAACACAATCACTGGAACCTTCATCGATCCTAGTAACAATTACAAGGAAATGGAGTTTCCGAAGGTACAGATTACAAGTGCACTGACTCGTGACAACAATGAAGAACTACGTAGCGAGCTGAAGCTAAGCATGACTAACAGCTTCTACATGGCTCAGCGTATATCCCATAAGTTGATCCAGCAGAGCGACTTGCAGAAGGTACTCACATTCCCTACTAACTTGGCTGGTGTCAATATTGCTGTAGGTGATCGAGTAAGTGTCACACTTTCGGAGTTTAATTACACCAACAAAACATTCGTGTGCCTCGGATGGAACTTGTCCGAATCAGGCGCTGGTGGCGTTAATGTCATTCTGCGTGAAGACGACTCTGCATCCTATGCGGATCTGGCTGTTGGGAGCTATTCCACGGTTACTCCTAGCGGCGGTATAGCAGAGGGTTTCTTCGGTGTTCCTGATCCGCAGAATCTGAGTGCTACAGCGCTTGTCGAAGGCATCGAACTGGATTGGACTAATCCGACCAACATGACGCACATCATATCGATTGAGGTGTTTGCGTCGCCCAATTCAAGTTGGTCTAACGCAGTCAAAGTGGGTGAGACACTTGGTACGCAGTTCCTACACGATGCTTCTAATGGCGTTGATCCTATCGCGGACGGAGATGAGCGATATTACTGGGTCAGGGCGCGGCGTTTCCCTACGGGCACGGGCACCGACGCGGTCTCAGATAGAAACCCAGACAGCGATACAAGCACAGTCAATGCAACACGAGGTGCACTGGGTGATTTAGCCAATCAGGATACGGTCGGTGATGGTCAGATCGATGATAATGCTGTTGGCTCAGATCAGATTGCTGATGATGCAGTTGGCAGTGATCAGATCGCTAATGATGCTGTTGGCTCAGATCAGATTGCCGACGATGCCGTTGGCTCAGATCAAATTGCAACTGGTGCTGTAGACATTGCGGCTTTTGCATCTGGCATTCAGCCCGTTCAAGTTGTTTCAACCTTGCCTTCAACAGCCAACCAAGGCGACATGGCGTTTTTAACGACAGACAACAATCTCTATCGCTATAACGGCTCAGAATGGACTAAGGCAATAAGTTTGGCCGAGGTAAGCGACTCAGGTGCGCTCTCGGCTTTAGACGATATTGATCTCAGTTACGTCACTGATGCTGGTGCGTTAGCGCAATTAAGCACAGTCGGCTCATCGCAAATTGATGATGACGCGATCACGAACGCCAAGATTGCTGTTGATGCTATTACATCTGATGTCATTGCCGCTGGCGCAATAACGACAACAACCATCGCAGATGATGCGATTAGCACAGCAAAAATAGCCGCTGGCGCTATCACAGCGGGAGAAATAGCCGCTAACACTATCACAGCAACAGAAATTGCCGCAGGCGCTGTAACAGCCACCGAGATTGCCGCTGATACTATTACTGCAAATGAGATAGCTACAGGTGCTATATCTGCTGATGAAATAGCCGCTGGCGCAATCACTACAGCCGCAATTGCCGCTGGCGCTGTCACAGCTGACGAGATTGCGGCAAATACGGTAACGGCGGCACAGATTGCCGCAGATACTATTTCATCGAATGAGATAGCTTCTGGTGCAATTACAACAAATGAGCTTGCGGCTGGCGCAGTCACAGCTAATGAAATAGCGGCTAATACAATCACCGCAGGACAGATTGCGGCGGGTGCTATAAGCACTGATGAGCTTGCCGCGAACGCCGTCACTGCGGCGAAGATTAGTGCGGGGACGATTAGCTTTGACAAGTTGCTCGGCGGAGTAAATGAAAACGTAACTAGCACGCTGGCGAGTTCTGTGAGTCTTTCTCCCGCTGACAGCTTGACACAGATTGATAGCGTTCAATTACCCGCACCAGATGATACGACTGTCGGCCATAAGCCTCTAGTCATCGTTAAGATGGAGTGGAATATCATCGGTTCTAGTAACTGGGATGATGATGGTGGCGATTTGCCAGAAGTTAATTTTTTCGTCAGTGATCAAGCTAGTGGCTATCTGGGCCAGATCGCTAGTTACTATTACACCCATCATTCTTTAGGTGATACCTCTGTCGCCTATGCAAAACACACCGCCGAAATGATTGGATTTTTTGACACGGCAATTACAGCCGCTAAGTATTTTTATGTAAAAGGCAGTGTTACAAATTTTGATGGGCAAGTTTCGCAAGATAGAATTACGGTCACTAAATGCGACATTATCGTCGTGGGGATACGATGATGGATTGGGACAAAATACGTCGAAAACGCAACGTGCTTTTATCGCATAGTGATTGGACGCAACTTGGCGATAATGGTTTAACAGATGCCAAGCGCACAGAGTGGATAAATTATCGAACAGCCTTACGTGATCTGCCCACAACCTACGCATCGGCAACCGATAAGTCAGATATCGTATGGCCGACGAAGCCCTCGTGATAAAATCGCCCTAGGAGGCAATCATGAAGATTAATCTAGTACAGGGTGACACTGGCCCACAAATTAAAGTGACGTTGACGCGCTCAGATACTGGCTTGGCTGAAGATGTATCAGACGCCACTATCAGGATGCACTTTCGTAAACAGGACACGACAACTGTTCTCTTCTCAATGACTAATCAATCGACACCAGAGCAACAGGCGCTAGGTGTTTGTATTTTTATCTTCTCTAGCGGACAACTGGATGTTGATGCGGGATACTATGAAGGTGAAGTAGAGGTCGTTTTTGACTCAGGCACACGAGAGACCGTCTACGAAGTCGTTGAGTTCTACGTGAGAGAAGACTTTGCGTGAGAATAGATTCGTTTCTAAGGAATGCGTTTAGCGCCTCTAGGCTAGTAGCAGAAGCTACTGGCAAGGCTCTTGTCGCCTCAGCTCAAGCAGTGCGCTTGCAAGCAGAGGTTGTGCTTGGCTTATTCCTGCGAATCTTCCTTATATCCGATAACGTCTCTTCCACAGATAACGACACGCTCGACGTAACAAAGAATCTGTCGGAGTCACCTTCTGGCTCAGACAATGACACATTAGACGTAGTGAAGAATACATCAGACGCTGGATCTATTAGCGATGATGATGTTCTAGCGATCGTAAAAGCGCTAACAGAACAACCTGCATTTACTGACGCTCATGCCTTTGATCAGACTAAGCCGCTTACTGATTCTGGCTCTGTTGCAGAGGACGCAACACTACAACCTGGCAAAGTAGTAGCAGACGCCTCAGCCTTTACTGACAATGACACACTCGATGTTACTAAGGATGTAGGCGGCGATACGGCTCAAGACTACTGTGATGTGACCTACTTCCTAGAGGATTACACCGTCGGCGACAGACTAGACCGCATATTCTTAGGTGACGAAGAAGAGTTTACGTACGTCAAAAATGTCTCAGAGCAGATCTTTGCCACTGATGACGTCGATGGCGAGGCGTCGATCGAGGACGATCAAGAGATTGCGTTTGTTAAGACACGCACAGAGATCGTTGCTATAACTGACGTGTTCGATAGGGATGTCGCATTTGTACGGAACTTTAGCGAGACACCAGCGGCCAACGATAGCCCAGCTAAGGTAGTCGGCAGACCAGCATCAGATAGCGGCACTGCATCAGACTCATTCTCTCGTACCGTTGTATACCTCAGAGACTTTACTGATTTAGCAGGGACGACTGACACAGACACGATAGACTTCGGTTCTGTCAAGTCTGACGATGGCGTATTTGCTGATTCGGAGGTAAAATCGGGAGGTAAATTCGTTACTGAAGCACCTTCCGCTTCGAGTTCGGGTAGCCTAAGAAGTCAGGGTTATTGTGACTTCACTTACTTTGCCGAAGACTATGTCGGCGCATCGAGGACATTTACATGATGAACGATGGATTGAAACTACGAGGCGATGTCGCACTGGTTCTTCGTGACAAGGACGGCAACATCAAAGATGAGCGCCTTATCGAGAACCTGATTGTGGACACGGGACTTAACTTTATCTGTGACCGCATGAAGGATGACGAGACAGCTATGACGCACATGGCGCTGGGTTCTGGCTCTACTGCGGCGGCGGCTGGCGATACTACCTTGGGATCACAGCTTGGCTCACGCGAAGTATTAGACTCTTCCACGGTTACTAACAACCAGATTGTTTACGTCTCTTCATTTGAGGCTGGTGACGCAACTGGTGCGGTGACTGAGGCAGGTATCTTCAATGCTTCCTCTGGCGGAACTATGCTCTGCCGTACTGTGTTTAGTGTAGTGAACAAAGCGGCTGACGATACGCTGACTGTCAACTGGACTATCACTTTAACAGCATCCTAATTTAGTAAGAGGTTAACCATGACTACGATTACAACACGCTCTGGGAAGGGTTCGCCTCTCACTAACAACGAGGTGGATGCTAACTTCACCAACCTGAACAGCGACAAGGTAGAAACGTCTGGCGACAGCATGACGGGTGACTTGTCATTCGGTGACAACGACAAGGCTATCTTCGGTGCTGGCTCAGACCTACTGATTTATCACTCAGGCACAGGAAGCTACATAGAAGAAAACGGTACTGGTCATTTATTTATTGAGGCTACAAATCTTCGTCTTAAATCTGCTTCTGGTGAAAACTACATTTCCGCAGACCAAGATGGCGCAGTAACGCTTTTCAACGACAACTCAGCCAAACTAGCCACCACCTCCACAGGCGTCGACATTACGGGTACTGCTGTAACGGACGGCCTTACCGTCGCAGGCAACCTGTCAGTAGACGGCGGCACAATCACGTTAGACGGCAATAAGGACAGCCTTGGTAACGTCGCGCTAGGCAACAATTCTTTGCTGGACATTACAACTGGCGGCGAAAACACGGGCATCGGTTCTGGTGCTGGTGGCAATATAACTACCGGAACAAGAAACACTGCACTTGGTTTTTCATCTCTGGCGGTAGCAACTACCGGAAGCTACAACACGGCTTTAGGTAACAGAGCGCTTAATGATCAAACTACAGCCTCAAATAATACCGCTGTCGGCTATGACGCTCTTGGTTCTAACACAACGGCATCAAACAACACTGCTGTTGGTTACAACGCACTGCTTTCAAGCACAACTGGCGTCAATAACATTGCGATTGGTGCTTTTGCTTTAGATGCGAACACGACGGGTAATTCAAATACGGTAGTAGGTAAAAGTGCGCTAGGCGCTAATCAGACAGGATCTAACCACACAGCCGTGGGCTTTGAGGCGATGCTGAATTCAACGGCTGGCGGTTATGACAGTGCATTTGGCGACAAGGCGCTCAAGTCAAATACAACTGGAAATTATAATACTGGAATAGGTGCGTCAGCGCTTTTCTCAAACACCACCGCCTCAAACAACACGGCAGTTGGTTATCAGGCTGGGTACAGCAATACGACTGGCACAATACAGGCATTCGGTAAAAAGGCGCTATATAGCAATACAACAGGTACTGCCAACACTGCCGTTGGAAATGATGCTCTACTGCTAAACACAACTGGCTCTAACAATGTGGCTATGGGCTATGATGCTTTAGCGCTAAACACCACAGGACAACTTAACGTCGCTGTTGGTGCCACGACTTTTGATGCAAACACGACCGGCTCAAATACCACCGCTGTAGGATATGGGGCGCTAGGCGCGAACACTACAGGTACTTCAAATACTGCTCTTGGTTATCGAGCGCTTGATGCGAACACAACGGCTAGTGGAAACGTAGCAATCGGTAACGATGCTTTAGGTGCTAACACTATTGGATCTCGCAACGTAGCAATCGGTCAGAATAGTATGTTGGCCGCAAATCCTGCGTCTGCTGGAAATACTTACAACGTAGCCATTGGTTACAACGCTGGTAGTCAAATAAGTACCGGCACTGCGAACGTAGTTATTGGCGGTTTGGCTGGTGATGCACTTGGCACAGGTAGTTATACAACAGCTGTTGGCTATCAAGCTCTTACCAACAACACGACAAACAGTAATACTGCTATAGGCTATCTTTCGTTATTTACCTCTACTACTGCTACTGGAAACGTGGGCGTTGGCGGGAATACCTTACGCTCAACGACTACTGGCTCATACAACACGGCTTTAGGTTTTGAAGCCGGTTACAGCAATACAGATCAAGGTTCTAACGTCTACGTTGGCTATCAAGCTGGTTACAACAACGACGAAGATAGTAACGTCGCTGTTGGCAATCAAGCCCTGTACTCTGCTACATCCGCAACTAGCACTGTCGCTGTTGGGCGTACAGCCCTCTATTCATCAACTTCGGGCGACTACAATATAGCTATTGGACGAGACGCCCTCAGAACATCTACAGATGCAAGCTATCAAACAGCAGTTGGTTATCAAGCTGGATATGCCGCAACTGGTGCAGTTTATGGATTAACCGCTATAGGCGCACAGGCCGCAAGATATACAACGACTGGAACGCAATCAACAGCTGTTGGCACACAGGCTTTGTATAGCAACACCACTGGATCTAACACCGCAATCGGTAATGTCGCGCTGTACGCTACAACAACAGGTAGTGCGAATACCTCGGTAGGCTGGCAGTCTGGGCGCTATAACACCACCGGATTTAACAATGCGTTCTTAGGCCATTACGCTGGTAACGCAAACACCACAGGTTCAAGCAATATCGCAATAGGCGCTCTATCTCTTGATGCGAACACTACCGGAAATTACAACGTTGCTGTTGGTACTAGCGCATTAACTGAAAGTACGACAGCCAGCGAAAATACGGCAATAGGCCATAACGCCCTTGCTTCAAGCACCACGGGCGCGGCAAACACGGCTTTAGGTAGAAGCGCAGGTGGGGCAGTTACGACCGGCAGTAATATAGTTGCGTTAGGGCGTCGTGCATTGGCCGCCACGACAACAGAGTCAAACAACTTAGGCGTTGGTACGGATGCTATGCGGTATCACACGTCAGGCACCGGTAATACTTCTGTCGGCTTGTTTACGCTCTCTAGTACAAGCTCAACAGCATCAAGTCTCACTGCGGTTGGATACAACGCTATGGCGTCAAACACAACCGGCGCAAACAGCACGGCAGTAGGAGCTTATGCGTTAGACGCGGCGACGACGGGTGGTGGACACGTAGCGATCGGGTATCAAGCGTTGAGCGCAAATACTACGGGAGCCAATAACACCGCTGTAGGTTATCAGAGCGGTGATTTAATAACGACAGCGAGCAACAACACGGCATTGGGATACGCATCTTTAGGCGGCACAACGACCGGCGGCAACAACACCGCGATTGGCCGTGATGCGATGATCTCAAATACTATCGGATCTCAAAATGTCGCGGTTGGTTATGATGCGCTTCGCAATGCAACAGAGCAAGTCAATACGACAGCTGTAGGTTACAGGGCGGCTAGAAATTCTACAGGCGCGAATTTTACGTCCATTGGTACTCAGAGTTTTTACTCTGGATCAACGGGCAACAACAATACAGGCGTTGGTGTTAATGTAGGTTATGCAAACACTACTGGAGCGAATCTTACTGGGTTAGGCACAGAGGCGCTTCGCTTTAACACCACAGGCTCTAACAGCACAGCTTTGGGATATCGCGCCCTGTACTCAAACACGACCGCCTCTAGCCTCACTGCTGTTGGTTATCAAGCGCTTACTGCAAACACCACAGGTACTAACAACACTGCAGTTGGAACAAATGCGTTAGATGCTAATACAACGGGAACTCACAATAATGCATTTGGAATTAACGCTCTTGGAGCAGTAACGACAGGCTCTAACAACATTGCAATAGGAAGTGCTACTGGCACAGCTCTGACCGAGGGTGGCGGAAATATTGCAATCGGACGCAATGCTTTAATTAGCGCTACTACGACAAACTACAACACAGCAATTGGTTATGACTCCTTAAGAAACAACACAAGCACAAACAATGTTGCTATAGGTCCGTTTACTCTCGATGCTAGTACGACTGGAAACAATAACGTTGCAATCGGCTATGGTGCTTTAGGCGAAAGCACATCGGGAACTCACAGTACTGTTATTGGACAAGGCGCAGGTAGCGCAATAACCACAGGCGCTAAAAACACCATCCTTGGCCGTTACAACGGCAACCAAGGCGGCCTCGACATCCGCACCTCAAGCAACAACATCGTCTTGTCAGACGGTGACGGTAATCCACGGGGTTTCTATCATGGCGGCGCTACCTATCCAAGCTGGATATTTTCGACGCCAACATCAAATCAAAATGCGATGTTAATTGACAATACGAACGCTAGTCTGCCGTATGGTCCACTAATTCGATTTACGAATACCGATCCAAACAACACCACTAATTATTTTTTAGCGGCAACGGGATTATCCGTAACTAAATTTATTATTTATAGCAACGGCAATATCGTTAATGTTAATAACAGCTACGGTGCTATTTCCGACGAGAAGGTAAAAGAAAACATCGTAGATAGCGGCTCTCAGTGGGAAGACATAAAGGCGCTGACTGTTCGCAAGTACAGCATGAAAGCCGACAACCTTGATGCACCAAATATGCTTGGTGTGATCGCACAAGAGGTTGAAGCGGCTGGCATGGGCGGTCTTGTATTTGAAAGCCCAGACATTGACCCAGAAACCAAAGAAGATTTGGGAACAGTCACTAAACAGGTAAATTACTCAGTGCTTTACATGAAGGCTGTCAAAGCCTTGCAAGAAGCAATGACTAAAATTGAAGACTTGGAAGCACGAGTCGCAACACTTGAATCTAACTAAGGAGATAATCCATGACTGACGAAGCAAGAACCGCTGAAGAGCGCACACAAGACTTTACTGCTATGGGACATAGCGTAGATCTTATCAACGACATCGTTGCTGGTAACCAAGACGATATGGAAGCCGCAGAGCGTCAAGACTGCGTTGACCGTAACGTGGCTCACCTTGAGCTTATGGTTGCTAAGGACGATTGGGACGGCGAGGACATGAGTGCCGCTAATTCCGCAATCACCGCAGGGCAGGGTTATACTGCCTAATCTTTAACCACAACTAGGAGTAACGACGATGGGAAAAAATGAAAAGACCCCAATCACCGTGAACGATAAAGAGTACATTGTTGAGGATATGACTGACCGACAAAAGGCACTCTTAAACCACGTAAACGACCTCGACCGAAAGTTATCTAATGCTCAGTTTAACCTGGATCAGCTTGCATTCGGGCGTGAGGCATTTGCAAACGCATTGGCTCAATCATTAGAGAGCGAGGCTATCTCCGATGAGGATTACGACGAGCCTTCTGCTGACGCTTAGTCTATCAAGTTACGCTGTAGCACAAATCGAACCCGTCCCCGAGGTAGATCCGCCACCGGAAATACCTACGGACGGGAACGGCGTTGAGCGGGACGACGGCATCCGTAACGAGGGCGATTTGAACACCAACCAAATCAACTCGAACAACGGTAACAGGACGACTAATAACTCTGGCCCTAACGCTGGCTCAACCATGCCAGCGAATACTGCTGTATCCCCTAGTTTAATGTCTAGTGGTAGCGAGTCTTGTCTACAGTCTATCTCTGGCGGCTTACAGCTAGTCGGCATCGGCGTGTCTTCTGGTAAATACATACAAGACGAGGAGTGTAATCGTCGTAGAAATGCGATCACCCTATCTAATATGGGCATGAAAATTGCGGCAGTGTCATTGATGTGTCAAAACGCTGATGTTTGGCGTGCAATGCTACTCGCGGCAACACCATGTCCAGTGGTAAAATCAGGAAAGATAGTCGTCGGAAAGAGAGCATTTTTAGCAATCAAGCAACAGCCTAATTTGCATATCCCAGATTACGAAGACGACAAAGGCTTTTATGATGCCATTCTTGGCATGGGGGTAGAGACAGATGAAGTACAAGAGACTACTAGCACTCTGTCTGAGCGTTACCGCACAAGCGCAAGCCAATGAAATCGACAACCTTGTAAACACCTCGCAAGATATCCGCAACACGTTTAAGTACGGTATACAGGCTATTGCTGGCTCCGAGTCTTATGCATGGCAAGGCTTGATCTCACCTGATGGAACAGTAGATCAGGGCTTGTTAGACAAGACAAAGCAGGATGCTTACAACGCCGCTGTCTTAGCCTTCCAGAACGCGACCTATAGTTACGATCCCAACGCGCAACAATACTTTGAGGATCAGGCAAGCACGGCTATGGATGTTGTTAGCGAAACGATTGATGCGTATGTAGATGCGGCGCAGGTGCTTATTGAAGTTGCAACGGTTAATGAAATGGCGCAGGACGCGGCAGAGGCGCAAGACGACAGACAAGCGATGGCTTTGCAAGAGTACATCGCGGCTAACGATGTAACGCTAGAAGATCAGGAAGTAGAGCAATACAACGACGCGCTCGTAGCCGTGCATGAGGCAACGCAAGTAGCGGCGGCATATATGGCGGTGGCTAACGATGAATCTCTGCTAGAGCAAGCTGATGACATGGCTTACGACTTGCGTGTTACTTATCAAGAAGCGGCAAGCATATTCTTTGACGCGGCAACACAGTCAGTATGGATATCTTTCGATGGCGGTAGCACAATCCAAGGCATATCACTGGCTAATTACTACGTGTCGGTAGAAGAAGTTCTTATCGAAGGCGAGACTCAACCTTTCTTCTACACCTCACCAGAGGGCGGTTGCTGGTTCGCGGCAGATCCAGAGGCGTGTTACAACAATGGCGATTGAAGACTTAGAGTTAAATGTTGGCGGTACACAGATTAAAGGCGTCTGGATAGCTATCTTGCTGTCATTCGCGTCAACTATTGGCGGTGGTATCTGGACAGCTTCTGAGTTCTTTAGCCGACTAGAGGCGCTTGAAGGCGCTGTGAGCGATGCTACGTCAGGTACGGCAGTCATAGAGGGTAGATTCGAGGACTTGCGTACAGCGCAATCTGCAAAGCTACAGGACTATCAGGTTAGCATTTCCAACATGCAACAACAGCTTAACGATAACAACGTGTCTGAGTTGCAGGGCAAACTGGCTGAACTGGGTGCTAACCTAGAGGCTATCATGAAGGCTCAGGGCGAGTTACTTGATTTACGTGATCGAATTAGCGCTGTTGAGAAATCTAACAGCGAGACTGTGATAACTGTTAATGCTAAAATTGAGGCATTAGGATCTGTCGATGAGCGCCTACGACGTTTGCAACGAGACATGGATGACGCTTGGACAGCTATGGATGAATTAGCTAACCCGTTAGGTAAGTAATATGGATAACGTGGGACGAGAAGCAATCATACGGTTAGAAGCTCACGAAAAAGAGTGTCTCGTTCGGTATACGAACATTCAAGACACTTTAAACAAGCATCATGAACGCTTTGACAAGTTAGAGACGAAAGCACAGTCTGGGTTTGATCGGATTGAGAAGTTAATGATGTATGGTGGCACGTTTGTTCTTGGTGTCATTTCACTTTTAATCACTGTCTTAGAGTTTACGCGCTAATGTGGCAAGCACTCCTCGGTCCAGTAACTGAACTCGTCGGCGGTCACTTTAAGCGTAAAGCAGAAGAAAAGCGCGCACAGCACGAGCGTAAGTTAGAGGTCATCAAGCACGATGCTGGCTGGGAAAACAAGATGGCCGATGCATCGATGCACTCGTGGAAGGATGAGTTCTGGACGGTTATACTGGCCGCGCCTCTGATAGCCATCAGCTACGGCGCAATCGTAAATGACCCTGAGATAATCGAACGTGTTCGACATGGATTTTCAGTTTTGTCTGAGCTTGATGACTGGTATCAGTATCTGCTGTTTCTCGCTATTTCTGCCAGTTTTGGCATTCGTGGCGCAGATAAACTCATGTCTCTGAGGAAGAAGTAATGTACAAGCATTTCGATATTTCTGAGTTCCGTTGCCGCGAGACCGGCGAGAACGAAATGAAACCCGAGTTCATTCACATGCTCGATGAGCTGAGAGAGAAGTGCGGATTCCCATTTAGGATTACTAGCGGCTATCGAAGTCGACAGCACAGCATCGAAGTACGCAAAGATCAGCCTGGCACGCATACTTTAGGTATTGCAGTAGATATTGCAGTATCTAATGGATTCGAGCGCATGAATATCGTACACGAAGCACTAAAAATGGGCTTCTCTGGCATCGGTGTTGCTAAGGGCTTTGTCCACGTCGACATGCGAACGACCACTCCCGTCATGTGGACTTACGGATAATCAACAAAATAGTTGACACAACCTTTTTGCCTATGATTACCTAGACTCGTCTAACAAGAGGAGGCTAGACATGAAACTTTGGCTAGAGGTCTACGTAGAACCATGCCCTCCCCATACGGGGCTATATGTCGCTCAAGAGGTAGCTAAGTACCCAAGCGGCAGAGTTGAAACCACACACCTAGCGAGCGCACCTGATCGTTACGGCATCATGAACGAGATCAATGCACTCGGCTATCGGCAGAACGTCATGTTCGTTAATAAGCCAACGGAGGATCTCTGGGTTGCTGATTGAGCTAAGCAAAGAAGACGCGCATAGCGCGCAGTTAATGGGGGCGGACACCGTCAAGATCTGTGAAATGCAAGGCTTCCCACCACGACTTGAGAACGAGCGTCAGAGTCGGGAGAAGGCAAACGTCTGCGGTTTCAAAGCTGAGTTCGCAATATGTCGACTGTTCAACCTGTCTGCACCGACCTTCAATATCCTAACGGATGGCGGAGTCGATTTGTGGTGGAACGATTGCTCTATCGACGTGAAGTGGACGGGTAAGGAATATGGTCCATTGATCTTCGACAGCATGGATAAATTCCAAGCGAAAATAGCGATCGTTGTAGGCTCTACGGACGATCCTAACGTCATGAGAGTCAATGGATGGATGGACAGGAAGACGTTCAAGGAAGAGTCGACGGAGCACGATTTTGGATATGGTATGCGCTTAACCATGAAGGTGAGCCAGCTCTATCCGATTGAAAGTTTGTGGCGATTCATGATGCAACGAAGCCTCGGGCCGAAAAACTGGAGGGATTATGATTATAAAAATATCGCATAAAGACGCTATTGATATAGCCGAAGAGAATGACGAGTTCGAAGGTGCTTCAATTGTTGATGCAGACGAAGGCTTGCTTTGGTTACGTGTCGATAGGGATGAGATTGACCTTGATTGCTCTTGGTGGCAGGTAAAAGAACCATACGAGTTTTGGGGTCAGAAGGGAGTCGAGGACTGCGTTGAGTACGACATCAGATCGTGCACATGGAACGGTTACTCGGTCCTAAACGAGGAGGAGGTTTTTGAGGGCATGGAGTTGAACTATGAGTAAAAAAGATACGGGTATCGTTCCGATACACGGTAAGGAATATAAAACCGTTGCTCTGCGGATATCGGAGTTTAGGGAGAAACATCCAGACTTCACCATTCATACGGAGCTGATTGAGGCTAACGAGAAGCTGATCATTATGAAAGCCACGATATCTGCGGCGAACATGGTGATCTCTACGGGCTATGCTGAAGAGGTGAGAACGTCTAGCAAGATCAATTCAACGTCAGCGTTAGAGAATGCGGAGACCAGTGCTGTCGGTCGTGCTTTAGCGTTCTTTGGTTTAGCTGGCAGTGAGATCGCGTCTGCTGATGAAGTCGTAAATGCGATAGAGCGGCAGAAGAGCAGTGAAGCCAACGCTGTAGAAGTAATGAACGAACTGCTGGAGTACGATGAGCGGTTAGCCATTCTCTATTTCATGCGGCAGGAAGAAGAGGCGCAGATTGAGATACATAACTCAGCGCCAAAGAATGAGAAGACAGCATTCAAGGCAAGGATAAAAGCCTTGGAGAAAAGCATCCACGACTGGGCAGATGAGGCATCTACTCAAGTCGTACATTGCTTGCAGAACGAGGACGAGGCAGGTGTGTTTGAGATCGTCGACGAAATGCATAGCAAGGAAAAGCGTTTTTTTTGGGCGAGGCTAACTCCCCAAGAACGACAACAGGTCACAGACCTTTTAGAAACCCGTGAACAGGAGAACCACGATGATTAAAGACAGCTCAGATCTCATGTTTGAGATGAGTTTGTTGCTTAGCACCGTTTTGGACGATCTGAATCGCAAAGACGATGAAAGTTTCAATCGGGCAATAGCAAGGCTTGAAGAAGCAGAAAAGAAAATTGACGCACAATGCATCAGCATTATGTCTGCTCGCTATCAGCGTACTATGAACAAAGGAGCTTTAAATGGAATACGATGATACTAACAAGGGCGTCCTTTTCCGTGAGAAGGAAAAGAAGTCCGATTCGCATCCCGACTTTAAGGGAAGCATAAACGTCGGAGGAAAAGACTACTGGCTCAGTGGATGGGTCAACGAGTCGAAGCAAGGGCAGAAGTATTTTAAGCTGTCTGTCACTCCGAAGGACGGCCAACCAAAGGCTAAGCCTTCAGTTCCGACAACTGACTTCATCGATGAGGACATTCCGTTTTGATGAATCCTACAAACATAGGGCGGTGCTTACGTGCCGCCCAGTCTGATACAGGGATTACGAGTGCCTACCTAGCTGAGCGTTTAGAGGTCAAGCCACAGCAAATAGCTAGGTGGCGCACTTGTGATAATTTGAAATTCCACACCATACAGTCACTCTGTGATGCCTTGGGCATGTCCCTAGAGGAATTCCTTGCTTACGACGGGGAATAAAAAACCCCGCACGAGGCGGGGAAACAGAGGAGACCACACGGGCCTTTGAACTACAACTTCGAGTATATGGGGGACATTGATGTCTGTAAATAAGATTTTGGAACGCTTAGAGACACACAGAAAGACATCAGCTAATCAATGGGTAGCAGTCTGCCCATCACACAACGACAGAAGTCCGAGCTTACACATCAAAGAAAAAGACGACGGACGCATTCTAATTCACTGTAAAGCAGGGTGCGGCGCTAATGAGGTGCTAGACGCCATAGGCTTACGCTACAGCGATTTGTTTCCCGACACTGGGGAAAACCATAGGGGCTTCCAGCGGATTCGTAGAGAGGTGCTAGATGACTATGTCGTCGAGATCTGGAACGCTGATCGCGAGCTGGGTAGAACGCCTAGCAGAGAAGAGAAGGAACGATATCGTCAGGCGCTGATGAATGGCGGACAACCCAACGGCTACATCGACGAGCTATTAGAACAGACTAAATGAGCATCGCGGCAATCAACTGGGCGCTCAATGAAGTCGTCGATATACGCTCCACTGAAAAAGCGATATTGATAGCACTTGCTGATAGGGCAGATGAGAACGGCGAGTGCTTCCCAAGTTATGACGATATCTGCCGACGCAGTTGTGCGACACGCAACTCAGTGTCCTACGCAATTAAGCGTTTTGAAGAATTAGGGCTGATCGAGAGGCGTAAGCGTTTCGGCAAAAGCACCGTCTATGCATTGAATATATCCAGTAGTACGCAAAACCATACTACTGATACACGTAGTAGTACGGAATCACGTACGACTGAAGAAATAGATTTTGAGCCTTTCTGGAAGGCTTACCCACGGAAAGTGAATAAGAAGACTGCTCAGATTGCTTGGCGAAACTTGAGCAAGACGGACAAGAAAAGGGCCAAAGATGGTCTCAAAGACTTTGCGTTTAGTAAAGAAGAAAGATTCATCCCTCACGCATCGACTTGGTTACGCCAGCGTCGGTGGGAGGATGAGACAGAGGAAGAAGTAACGCTAGGGGTATATGAACTATGAGAGAAGTGAAAGTCTGGGATTTCACAGATCAGAAGCTGATAGAAATATTTAGACAATCCGAAGCCGCCGACGTCATTACTATCCCACAGATAGAAAATGACTTCTTGAGCCGAGTACGGTGCTCACCGCAGACGACCGGCTATCCCCTACCTTGGAATGACACGCATGAGCACGTCAGGTTACGCACTGGCGAGGTGTCAGTCTGGGCGGGGATCAATGGCCATAAAAAGAGTACGGTTATTTCACAGGTAGCTT